ACAGAGGACGGCACATACATCGTAAGCGATGAGGCAAACCGGGCTCTTTATATGCTGGGCTATGTAAACAAGGCAGCCCTGCCGGAAGAAACCGAAGATTTTATTTTCTGTCAGGTATTTTTGTATAACATCAAACTCGGCGGACAATCGGGCAGCGCCCAGTCCTATGATGCCTCCGGAAGACTCACCGGCCTTGATCCGGTGTTCTACTCGCTGGATGCGCAGGTATAAAGGAGTGTTTAATGAAAGTTGAATTAGACAGAGAAGGTACTTTTATACCGACATTTAACGGCAATCGAAACCTTTCCGAAATGGATAAAATTATTGTCCGGTACAAAAACCCAACGCTGTCAATAATTAACCGCTGCCGGAAGAAACCCAAGGCAAAGGGTATTGCCAACGCCAGCGGCGGAATAGATCACATGGAAATCACCATTGAAAAAGACGATGTGGCCACAATAAGGGAATTACTTGTCTCTGTAGGTAATTGTTCCTACGTTATGGATGGGAAAGAAACTCATATTGTGAACGCAAACGATCTTTTTAACGCCCCTGTTCAATTTTCGCCGTTATACAAAGAAATCGTTGAGGAATTTGATCGTATCCTGGACAACGCGGAAATCAACGAAAAAAACTAAAGATTGCTTACCGGATATTCCGGGCCGGTAAGCATAAGGCGAAAATGGCTCCGGGGCGGAACTTAAAGTGGAACACCCGGGCCAAAGACGAAAACGGCTTTGATATTTTCATACCGCAAAACGAAGCGTTATCATACATCACCGAAGAATTTTGCGCGGCCTGGGAAGTTTTCTGTCACAGCGAAAACCTTGGGTGCCTGCCGTTTTCAGGAGGCTGGGCCGAACAGCCATTATGGGTCACCCAGGCTTTGTCTGTGCTAAAGGTAGAAAAACACCTGGCAGACGAAGAAGAGCGTGAGATGAAAAAACAAGATGCGGAGGACTCTCGAAAGCATGGCAAGCGATAATAAATCCTTAGAATTACAAATTCGCATTGCCACGCAGGAAGCCCTAAAGGCTGTGTCCTCTATCAAGGGAGAAATTCAGGCCCTTGCCGCAGAAGCACAAAAATTTTCCGGAGTCGAGGGTGAGGGACTCCGCAGTACATTCCAGAAAGTACAGGCTGAATCGGAAAAAGCGGCTGCATCCATAGACCTCTTTGGTTCCTCCAGTTCGGAGCTCCGGAAAGTGCAGACTGAATTAAAAGATGCTGTAATTGAACTTGTCCGGAACGGCCTTGCTCCACAAAGCGCAGAAGTCAAAAAACTCATCGAAGAATACAAAAAACTCGAAAAAGCGGCGGATGATATTGATGACGCGAACAGAAGCAATATTGAGTCTTTTGGCGATCTTAGAACTTCAATAATGAGGCTGGCCGAGGTTGTCGTTCTTACAAAGGCAGCCTCTTTTATCTCTGATATGGGTTTGTTCGCCCTGCAAACAGCGGACAGTTTCCAAACCATGCGGAACCAGTTCGGAATATTATTAGGCGACATGGAAGCAGGCGCTGGACTTTTTAATGAGATAAAAGCCTTTAATGACAAAACTCCCTTTGATTTGTCAACCCTCACCCAAGCGACTAACGTACTTATTGCCGCCAAAGTACCGCTAGAAGACCTGCAAAGCCAGCTAACCAAATTCGGGGATCTCGCCCAGGGTAATTCCCAAAGGCTTACCAGCTATGTAAACGCCTTTAGCATGGCCGCCGCAAAGGGCAAGGCTGATATGCAAGTGCTGAACACATATTTAAATCAAGGAGTTCCCATCCTTGACGCCCTGGCTAAAAACTTTGGCGTAACGACTGCTGAAATTGTCGAGATGTCGAGTCAGGGACAAATAAGTTTTCAAGATTTTTCCAGAGCCCTGGATGATCTTACGGCCTCGAGCGGACAATACTTCGGTGGAATGGAACTTGCCTCAGAAAGTTTGGCCGCCATGCAGGAAGGCTTGACGGAGGCGGTGAACTCTTTGGCTGCTTCTTTTGGCGATATGCTCATGCCAGCGGCGATCTCTGTAGTTGAGGCCTTGACATGGTTAGCGAATACTATCAATGAAAGTCCGCTGCTAAAAGGTACTCTTGCTGGAATGTTGACAATAATTATAGGGCTTTTGACTGTCAAAGCAGCAAAAGCTATGATCGCCTTTGCTGCCCAGATGTCGCTCAACTTTGCCATTGGCGCATTGTTTCCCGTTGTACTTGCGTCAACCATTGCCGTTGCCGGGCTTGTGGCGGGTTATGTGGTAATGGCATCCAGGCAGCAAGCAGCCGCCAGGGAGGCGGAGGATTTAGCCTTGGCACAACGCAGACAAAATGATGCAATAAGAAGCAGTACCAACTCTATGGAAGCGTATATTGCCAGTATTAACAGTTTCTCGACAAGCCATATTCGCTCGGAAATAGACAGATTCATGGCACATGCAGAAGAGAGTATGCATATTGGATTACCAGTTGATGAAAGACCCTACCAAGCATTATTAAACCAATTAAGAAATCACCGCAACCAATTTATAGAAGCACTCTATACTGAGTTCGATGATGATAAAATGAATGCCTTAAATAGCGCTATAGCGACAGCATTTGAGTTTTTGGGCGATGCCAATGTGCCCGAATCGGATCAAACCAAGCTGCGCCGGATCATTCAAACCCTTACTCTCGATCTTGAAAAACTCAGAAGGGAAACCGGGGAGAGTAAAAAAACATGGAAGGAATGGTTTGAAGAAATAACCGGTGTTGATAAGACACAAATTTTTACTATCCCAAACGTAGAGCGTGAAGGAGAGAGAGCTGCCAGATTGTATATTGAAAGCCTTGAGCAGGCTTTGTTAAGAGACGAGAGCATAGCCAACGCCCTGAATACTACGTTTGATGTAGCAGGATCTTTGAGAAACCAGCAGGAAGAAATTCAAAGAACAATTACGGCTCTGTTATCTATTGATGAAAACGACATTGACGATCCGTTTAAACTTAGGAATCACAGCATACAAAATCTTGTCACTGAATACCAGAACTTAGAGCGTCAAATAAATCACCTTGATTATATCAGCTACCTTGAAGATCTCCAAAAACAAGTTGACAATCTTGGAAAAAGCGAACGGCAACTGGCCCTTGCCAGGTTGGAAGCCAAAGGCATAGGCGAAGATGAGTTACAGGCGGTAAGCGGTCTGTTTGACGAACTGGAGCGTTACGAAATACTCGAACGATACAGGCAGGAGGTTGAGGCCTTAACCGATACCAGACACGAAGCCGCCAAAGCTGCCTTGGAATTGGCTAATGCTTCGGAGGAGGAGCTTGCCAGATTCGATGCTTACGTTAGGCGGATAAATGAATTTGGAAAAACCAATGCCCTTAAAGACTGGCAGGAAGCATTTGCACAAAGCCTCAAAGAAGCCCTGGAAAAGCTCAGCGTATTCGGCGGCAGTGCAGCCATAATTCTGGGACAGTTAGTAGCCGAACTTGGCAACATATCCGCTAACGCCGGACTCAGCGGCTTCGAAGAATTTGGCCGCGCTCTGGGCGAAGGCAAGGACGCAGCCGAATCATTACAAAAGGCCCTCGCCGCGATGAGCCAGCAGATCTTACGCCAGCTTCCGGTGATGTTCCTGCAGGCCGGCTTGCAATTAATCTCAAACGGAAATGTAGGGCTCGGCCTGGGCTTTGTGACCGCCGCGTTATCCAGCGCGTTTATTTCCGGGCTTACTGACGGCCTGACGAAAAACGCCCAAGGCGGAGTGTATGACGAGTACGGCGGGGCAGCCAGGGCTTTTGCTCATGGCGGTACTTTTAGCAATCAGATTGTAAATCAGCCGACATATTTCAAGTACGGCGGTAACTTCGGCAGGCTCGGCCTGATGGGAGAGGCGGGGCCGGAAGCAATAATGCCCCTGAAGCGTATGCCGTCCGGGAACCTTGGCGTAGAATCAAGCGGCAGCGGTGGCGCGAATGTAGTTGTAAACATCATCAACAACACAGGAGCGGAAATCAGACGCGAAGAACACACCGACTCAGCCGGAAATACGCAGATTGATGTCATTATAGGAAAATTAATCGACACTCATCTTTCATCCGGCAAGGCCGACAGGGCTATGGGGTCGCGCTACGGCGTCCGGCCGGTGGGGGTGTAGAATGGCACAAATTTTCTGGCCCGTTGGGCTGCCGGACGGCCTCCTTATGGAGGGACTGTCAATTGAGCCGCAAAATATAGTAATTCGTACCAGTATGGATGCGGGGCCGGTTAAGGCAAGGCGTCGTTATACCGCACGGACAATAAAGTATTCAGGAATGCAGCGTTTTGACAGGGCGGAATTCGTTGTCTTTGAACAGTTCTATCATACCGTCCTTGCCGACGGAGTGCTGCGATTCAATTACGCCGATCCGGTTACTCTGGAGACCGCAGAATTCCGCTTTTGCGAAAACTATCGCGTAACACTTACTGAAGGCTATTATGAGGTCGCCATGGTTTTGGAGAGATTATGAGCAGATTATCCTCTGCGGCTACGTCCGCCGTTCTGGCCCCGGAAACAGAAAAGGTATTTTTACACCTTCTCACCATCGAAACATCCGGCGGAGCAATATTGCGCTTTGTTGACAATAATCAGCCTATAACGTCCCAGGGTTTTGAGTATTCCCCCGCGGGCTTTACGATTATACTGCCGGAACAAAGTGACAGCGCTCCCCGGCCTTGCAGGCTCGCCATAGACAACACCGACCTCGCAATTTTTACCACTATCAAGCAGGCCGTAGGCCAGGATATTACCGTTACTGTCTGCGTTATAATGTCCGATACTCCAGATGTCTACGAGC